ACCAGCGTGTAAACGTAGCATAGGCCTTTAAGTATTTAATATTCTATTTTATGTAATGATTTCAATGACTTGACCCCCCTTGCGAATTTAAAACGGCGGCGCGCACCGCAGTGGGCGTCCCATATATAAAAATATCGTAAATAAAATAGTGACATTACCTATGTAGAATGCTAAGTTGTTTTTTATGACTAACAACCTAACCATACCTGACGCAGACTATTTGCCTCCTGAATTATTGCTTGATTTGCATCATCCAGCTAACTCAAGCTATATGCAAAATTTAAACGGTATACGCCGTATTATTGTATCTAAAACGCAGACAATGAAGCTGTGGCATGTAAAAGCTGTAAAAATGCAAGTGCAAGGTAAAAGTAATATTGAAATAGCTACCGCATTTAAAAAAACACCTGCTACAGTTAGCCAAACGCTTTTGCGTAAAGATGCAAAAGAGTTGCGTGCTACGCTACAGCATTATAACATTGCTATGGATGGCCCTAACGACGCACACCGCCGGCGTATGCTTTGGGAGATTGCAGTAGACAACCAAGACATAGAACCTAAAGTATCTATATCTTCTATTGCCGAAATAAATAAAATGAATCAGACATACGCTACTGGGTCTAAAGATACAGCTATTAACATTACAATTAACAATTCATTGCTACCTAAAGGAAAGTTAGACACATAGACGCTCAACTTGCCTACGAACCAAGAGATCAATTCTTACCGTTCCATCAACGTGATAAACGGTGGTCTGCTATTGTCGCGCACAGACGCGCAGGTAAAACTGTAGCCTGTGTAAACGAGTTGGTGTTACGAGCGCTCTATACAACAAAGAAGAACCCTAGATATGCGTACATTGCCCCGTTCTATGCCCAGGCTAAAAACATTGCGTGGGAGTATCTTAAAGAAGCTGCCGAACCTTTTACTGCGTCATCAAAAGATATTAGGGAAAGTGATCTTAGTGTTAAGTTGGTTAATGGTGCCGTTATCCGTCTTTATGGTGCTGACAATATCGATGCTTTGCGTGGTATTTACTTGGACGGCGTTGTTCTTGACGAGTTTGGAGACTGCCGTCCGGGGCTATGGGCAGAAGTTATATTACCTACTCTATCCGACAGAAAAGGATGGGCGACTATAATTGGAACGCCTAAAGGTAAGAATACTTTCTATGACATGACGGAAAATGCAAAGACTGATCCAACTTGGTACTTTGCGGAACTAAAAGCTTCTGAAACAAAGATTATCGATACCGATGAACTATTAGCTATGAAGCGTCAAATGACTGACGCGCAATATGATCAAGAGATGGAGTGTAGTTTCACCGCGCCTGTACTGGGGACATACTATGCGGGACAAATTGAAACACTTGAGAAAATTGGTCAGATATACTCACCTCATGCAGACTATGACCCTAACTTTGCGGTATCTATTGTCATGGATTTGGGATTCACCGACAGTACCGCCATATGGTTCTGGCAACCAAAACCTGACGGCTATGCTATCATTGACTACGAAGAAGCACACAGCCAACCGCTATCATACTACTTTGATCTACTCGAAAGCAAAGACTATACTTTCGATACCGTTTGGCTACCTCACGATGCAAGAGCTAAAACATTGCAAACAGGTCGCTCAACTATTGAACAATTCCTTGAGCAAGGACTTCCTGCTAGGATTGTTCCTCATCTTAAAATCCAACAAGGAATTGATGCGGGCAGGCTTATTCTTAACGATTGTTATTTCAACGAAAGAACTAAGCAAGGAGTCGAGGGACTTAGAGCATATAGGAGACGTTTTAACGAAATTACCAAAGTATTCTCTGATACACCCTTGCATGATTGGGCATCGAACCCTGCTGATGCTTTTCGTTATCTAGCACTAGTGTGTCAAAAGTCAGATGCCGTCCCGGTTGCTGATAGACCGCATCTTGACGACTTCACACGTAGGGAGTATAGTCTTGATGATTTATTCGAGAACCGCGATAGTGGTGGCAGTCAAGTAATGCGTTTAAGGATGTAATATGCAAGAATATGACAATACAAATACTGAAGCCGATAGCGGAACCAATAATAAGAAAGGCTATGAGAAACATGGTCAATCTTTTTGGGATAAGGAACTTGTAGCTGCTAATAAGCGCGTAAAAAAGTTCCATAGTAAAGGCGGAGCTATTGTAGATCGGTATATTGGCAAAGGTAGAACCGATGATATTCTTAAAACGTCACGATTAAATTTGTTTCACTCAAATGTAAAAACTTTACAGTCAATGCTATACGGCAATCTGCCTAAAGTAGATGTATCGCGTAGATACGCCGATGGTACTGATGATGCTGCGCGTGTAGCGGCAGAAATATTTGAGCGTCTGTTAAATTTAGACGTACAAGAAAATGGTAAAGACTATGACGCAGTGTTACGGTCATGTTTGCAAGATCGTCTTCTTCCCGGGTTAGGAGCAGCAAGAATAAGCTATGAAGTAGAAACAGAAGAAGTTCCAGACCCTATGACAGGCGAAATGATGGAACAAATAGTATCTGAATCTGCACCGCTTACATATTATTTTTGGAAAGACATTTTATGGTCTTGGGGGCGTAATTTTGCTACGTTACGTTGGGTTGCTTTTAGAAATGACATGGACAAAAAAGTATTTGTCGAAAGATTTGGCGAAGACGCTACTAAAAACATAGAATTTAAAGAAATGGCAGCGCATACGGACGCTGATGGCGGCGATATTGGTGAGAATGACAAAGATGTTATAAAAAAAGTAGAAGTTTGGGAGATTTGGTGCAAAGACACTAAACACGTTTATTGGTACACTAAAGGCGCACAAAAATTACTCGATACTAAAAAAGATACGTTAGGTCTTAAAGGGTTTTTTCCTTGCCCACCGTTTTTTATGGCTAATGCAACGACTACAGACTACATGCCTACTGCAGATTTTGTACTTAACGAAGATATTTATAATCAAATTGACCTTTTAGAGACTAGAATTAACAAAATTACTGAAGCCGTTAAGGTTGTAGGTGTTTATGATAAGTCTTCTACAGGCGTTAAGAATATGCTTAAAGAAGCTACAGAGAATGAGCTTATCCCGGTTGATAACTGGGCTATGTTCGGTGAAAAAGGCGGTCTGCAAGGACAAATCGACTGGCTACCTGTTGAAGAAATAGCAAATACGCTAAATAAACTGGTACAGCAACGTGACCAACAGATCGCCCTTCTACAACAAACCTCTGGCATGGCAGATATTATGCAAGGTGGCCTAGCTAACCAATATGAAGGTGTTGGGCAAACAAATCAGAAAGCAAAATTTGGTTCAGTACGTGTGCAAGCACTACAAGACGAATTTGCTACATTTGCTACTGATCTTATGCAATTAAAAGCCGAAATTATTGAAAAACACTTTGAGCCGCAAACAATTGTTACGATGTCTAATATAGCTAATTCTATGAATGCTGAAGAAATCGGCCCGGCTATGGAAATTATTAAAAACCCAGATATGCCGTTTAGAGTAGAAATACGCCCTGAAAGCGTAGCTATGGTAGATTTTGCAGAGTTAAAGAACGAACGTACTGAGTTTATGGGCGCGTTAAGCATGTTCTTGCAGTCTGCGGGGCCTATGATAGAAAAAGACCCTACTACAACGCCGTATTTATTAAAAATGTTACAATGGACAATGGCAGGGTTTAAAGGCGCGTCTGAAATTGAAGGTGTGCTAGATAAAGCTATTGAAGCAGCAATTATAACATCTCAAAAATCAATGCAAGAATCAAAACCTGACCCTAAAGCTGCTCAAGAACAAGCTAAAATGCAGGGCGAAATGCAGAAAATACAAGCTAAAGCGCAAGCAGACATGGCAGTACGAGAAGCAGATAAACAAGCTGACATTGCAGTTATACAAGCGCAAATGCAAGCTGACATGGGTAAAATTGGCGCAGATAACCAAGCAGATATGGCTGAAATACAAGCTAAAATGCAAGCAACAATTCAAACTGAAATAGCAACATCTCAAGTAAACATAGAGCAAAACATGCAAGCGGTCAGCGGTGAAATGCAAAAAGACCTTGCTAAAATGCAATTAGAAATGGAAAAAATAAGCGCTGCGGCTAGTATTGATATACAAAAAGAAGCTGCTAAAGCTGAAATTGAAATTGAAAAAGATAGGCTTGAGTAATGTCTGACAATAATTCTACTCGGCGCACGGGCTATAATAATAATATGTTTTCAAATAACTTTGATCGTATTTTTGGTACGGAAAAAGATAGAAAAAAACGTGCTATAGTTACTAATGCAGAAATTAAAAAAGCTGCATTAAGTAGTAAAAGTGCATATATTATGAAACCTATAGAACCTTTTAAAAGCCATGTAGACGGCAGTATTATTTCAGATCGAAGACAGTTAAAAGAACATAACCAACGAAACGGCGTTACCAACAGCGCCGACTACAGCTCTGATTTTATGAATCAGCGCAGAAACTCCCTAGGTGCGGCTCAAGATCGCACCGCTAAAAAAGAGCGTATAGAAGCTCTTCAACAAACTATGAGGACAAAAGGCTATGAGTGACGAAATTGAAGAAGTAATAGAAGAAACAGAAGAAGTAAATGGCATACGTGCTAGTCTTGACAATGTTATTGGAGAAACTGAAACTAGTGACCTAGATGATTTTGATCCGCCGCTATACGATGATCCAGAAGAAAATGTAGAAGATGTAGAAGTTGCAGCAGAAGAAACTAAAATTGAAACTGAAGTAGTAAATGACGCACTTACAGAAGATGATAAATCTAACGCCGCAGCTAGCACTGAAAAACCACCGCTTGATTGGGGTGTAGAAGTAAGGGAAGAATGGAAAAATATTCCAGATAGTGTTAAAGCGCATCTTCATGCTAGAGATCAACATGTTAATACTATGTTACAAGACGGAGCTAATAACCGTAAATTAGGCGAAGGGCTTCTTCAAATATCTACGCCATATAAAGCTATTATGGATGCAGAAGGTGTAGGAAATCCTTTAGATGCAGTAAACGGCCTATTTAAATCTGTTGCTACATTACGCATGGGTACTATGCAAGAAAAAGCAGCTAAAATAGCTCAATTTGTTGAAGTATATGGTGTAGACATCAACGCGCTTGATAATGCTCTTGTAGGTAATAATGCAGAAAACGCACCTGAAAATGATCCTGTAGCATCTATGATAGATCAACGTATGGCTCCGGTTAATGATCTTTTGCAGCAGCTTAATCAAAATAAACAAACTCAACAAGAAAATGCTCAAGTGCAAACAGATAACGACATAAATGTTTTTGCTAAAGACGCTGAGTTTTTTGAAGATGTACGCGAAGATATGGCTGATTTTTTAGATGGCGCATCACGTAGAAATCAAGCTATGACTTTGCAACAAGCATATGATAAATCATGCGCTTTAAATCCGCAAATTTCAAATGTAATGAGCCAACGAGCAGCAAATAATAATTTAGTAGGCAACAGAAATAATATTGCGGCTAAAAGAAATGCTGCGTCTTCTATTAATAGTAATACTGGAAGACAACCAGTACCCGCAAGTAATAATTTACGCGGCGCTCTTATGGATGCGTTTAACGATCACTCTTGACAACATACGGCCGTTATGATTTAATACTTGTAACGGCCTAAAAAACCCCGGCGTTCGAGCAGGTTTAAATGGTTGTAGGCAGATACCCCCGTCCCCGGCGTTCGAGCAGGATGAGATACATTTCCCGACAAACATTTTTTATATAAACCTTTAACTCGGAGCAAAAACCATGAGTTTTGCAAATACGTCCGTAACGGACATTCTTGCTACGACTATTGAAAACCGTAGCAAAACAGTTGCTGATAACGTAACTAACAACAATGCTCTTCTTGATCGCCTAAAAAGAAAAGGAAATATTAAATCTTTTTCTGGTGGTAACAAAATCTTTGAAGAGCTTTCATTTGCTGAAAACGGAAATGCAGGTTGGTATTCAGGATATGATATTCTGCCTACTAATGCTTCTGACGTAATCAGTGCCGCTGAATATACAATTAAACAGTGTGCGGTTCCAGTAGTTAT